CGGCATCGAACAGGTTAACAAGGTCGCTGTCCTTCGGGAGTGAGCCTTTGATTTCGTCGAGGAAGGTCAGCAGCGACTTCACATACGCCTTCGGGTTGCTGTTCTTATGGAATTCGACATCGTAGCCCGTGATGATGCCGTACCGCCCTTGATACGCTTCGGCGTACTTGTCCACGAGGTCGGGGATGGCTTCGTAGTACTCCCCGAGCGCCATGTGCTGCGCGAAAGACTTGGTGGCAAGATGCTGAAGGTGCGTGATGGTCGCGCTGTGAAACATGGTTCCGACAAAAAGCGCAGCGGTTTTTTCGTGAGCAGCCATGACTCTCCCCTATGGTACGATGATGCTAGACCCCTACAGGGAAGGATGCAAGCATGACTACTATCTCCGAAGCCTACCGCGCCCAACAGGTCGAACTGCACACCAATCCCAACTACGGCGTGGCTTCCATCGCCTTTGCGCCCATCGTTGCCAAACTTGCCGTGGATAACGGGGTTAAGTCAATTAGCGACTACGGTGCTGGCAAGAAGCACCTCCAGACCGCCCTACAGGGCGCAGGGCTGGAGTTTGATTACCGACCCTATGACCCAGCCTTTCCCGAGTACGGGCCTCCCGTAGAGGCTGATATGGTCTGCTGCATTGATGTCCTAGAACACATCGAACCCGACCGGCTCGACGCGGTGTTGGATGACCTCGCCCGTATCATGCCGAAATTGGGCTTCTTCAGCGTCCACACGGGGGCGGCTGGCAAGACCCTTTCGGACGGCAGGAACGCCCACCTCATCCAAGAACCTGCCCGTTGGTGGCTTCCCCGGCTCTGTGAGCGGTTCCACATCCACCATCTTCAGCACCATCAACTGATGGGTCAGGGCTTCTGGGTCGTCGTCAGCCGCGCCTGAAGCCACGCAACAGTCTCGGCAGGGTCACGGGCCAGATACCATTGGCCTAGCGGCTCAAACGCGCTCTGGAACCGTTCCTGACCCCTTCGCAATTTGCCCTTCGGGGTCTTGATTTCGAGGAACGCCGCGAAGCCGGGGGCGGTCACCAGTTTGTCCGGCACGCCTTGACCTGCCTGTCCCAAGTCGTAGACCGTAAATCCTGCCGCCCTGACGGCTGCGGTGATGGCGGCATCGTTCGCGTCACGGCGCGCGGCGTAGCGCATCAAGGCTGCCCGTCGGCGTACTCGTACCAAAGCCGATACGCCGTGATAAATTCGTCCACGCCCTCGCCGAGCATGATGGGTTTGCCGAATGGCGGGATAAAGTAAAAACTATTGATGTGCAACCCGTCGTCCGTGTCGCCGCGTACTACCCAAACTTGGAAGTTAGGCGTACCGGCAAGTGCCTGTAGGGTTCGGCGTAACCCCTCCGACATCGACTCGCCCTGACGCTTCCACTCAAGCACAAGAAACTTGCCCTTGCGCTCCACAATGCCGTCGATGTTGCACGGGCAGGCTTTAGGGTTGTTCGGCAGCACCCCAAGGAACGCGCCGTAATCAATATGTGGCGCATCCCGGTTTTTCATCAGCCGCTCAAACTCCACGGCGTTTTGCGTCGAACAGGGCGCGTTGTGGTGATACCCAACCCGCTTTAGTCTTGACCCAGCCGCGAGACTTCAGCAGTTCCTCGCCACCGCAAGCACCGCTGCGATGTTGAAGAATGCTCGACGCGCCGAAAAACTTCTGACCGCATTGTTTACAGGTGCGGGTCATCCGATTTCCTGCGCCTTTTCGATGAGTCGAATCGCCATCGTGATGTTTTCCTGCTGCTCAACATCCGATTGCATCACATATACCGCGTTAATCATCGCCTCGCCTGCGGTATACATCCGCTCGTAATCGTCGTTCGGGCGACCACCAAACAACTCGTAATCGGGGTCGGCTTCCTGCATCCGTTCACTCGAATCCTCGATTGCAGCGTCCATGTCGGCTACGGTTTTTGTCTGGCACGCTATCTGCCACGACTTGCCGTGACCATCGGCGTTTGCCTGTACTTGATACGCCTTCAACGCATCCCACATATCGTTCGTTGTTAACTTCACGATTGCACCTCTCGCTTTTTGAGTTTGTTCAGACCGCGTTCACCGAACAGTTGGCGAACCATCGACATCAGGTGCGGGTGACCCAGCACCTCGGCTGCATCGGCTGACCGCAACGCGGCGGCGGTCGAGTCCTTCAGCCGCTCCATCGCATCAGAGTCAGGGCTGATGGTTAGTCGAGCAAGATATGCCTCGCATAGTTTGAGCCGGTTTAGCGGGGTCGGCTTCTGCTTGCCCCATTGTCTCGCGTTCCAGTCGTCCTGTTCAGCGTGACGGGCAACATCTGCAGCGCGTTGCTTGTCGGTTTTCTCGACCTTCTCGCCAAGTCGAGGTGCGGCTTTTTTATGCAGTTCAAACAGACCCTGATACTGACCTGCAATTGACTGGTCAACGACCGCCTGCTGGTCAGCACCGAAACGCGACAATTTGAGTTTCATCGCGTGTTCGGATGCGGGTTTGATGGTTTTGCGAATGGCTTTGCGGTAAGCCACCCATTGTTCCCAAGCCGCTTCGTCTAGTTCGTGCATAAAAACCTCTCTGTGGTTAGACAGGACAAGCGTAACTGTTTACCAAGGTTAATGCAACAACTTTAGTTTAGGTTTCTAGATTCAAAACTGATTGAGGCTAAAGATGGTCTAAAACGATGGTCTAGACCCTGATGACTGATGGTGAACTCTGCACGGTTTAGACGGAATACGCCTAAAGCGAGTCGTGCAGAATTGATGACTGGATGGAGCCACCCTGCTGTCGGCTACTTTTGCCGGTTTCCCGGTGCCATTCACGCTTCCCGACTAACGCCGCGTGCCTACAGGCTGGCTGCCCCGGTGTAGGTTTAAGTTGGCTCTGCGCGTAGTTTCCCCGACCAGAGCAGTCAACCGAGTGAGCAAGCGTGGTGGGGTGTTTGACACGACTAGAACAGCCATGTACATTACCTATCACGCTCGATTCGCATCTGAAGCGTATAGGCAGCCCCCCTGCCGCGTCAAGCCCCCGTTCAGGGGGTTTGTCGTTTCTGGGGTCTAATGCGCTTAACGGCTTTGAGGTAAACGCGCCAAGCGCCAGTAGCCGCTTTGAAAGCCTTTATCCGGGCTTCGCTCCAGTCAGTCGCAGGCCATGCCTTGAATACAGCCCACGCCTTGTCGTAAGCGATTTTGGCGGCTTCTGGGCTGACCATAGGGGTCAGCCGGGGGTAGGCGTAGAATCGGCTGCAACGGGCGTAGTGACGGCTTCTAGCGCCTTCCATTGCCATACCCGCATGGCAGGTAGTTTCCCTGCCTTGACCCACCTGCTGACGGCAGGGCGGGACACCCCAAGTTTACGGGCGAGGGCGGCTTTGCTACCGGCAACGGCTAGGGCGGCTTGGATGTCCATGAAGCGGTAAGTTAACGATGGTAAAAATAAATGCAAGAGGCTGTTGACATCGGTTAACAGCAAGCGCATCATGGCTTCACGGTCACAAACGACCGGCAACCGGAGCAACAGATATGCGACCCATCCCCCAACACCTGCCCCCAACAATTCGCTGGGCAATCGCAGCAGGTGAATCCCGAGCAGCCCGTGACCTTGCGATGAAGCATGCAAGAGCGCACGCAGACATCCGTGCAGCGTTTGTTACCTGTGCTCGAACCAACCAACGGCTGATGTTCCAAGCCCTACAGATGGCGAGGGCAACAGTATGAAAACCATTGGCCTGTACCTGTTTTCGTTTGTCATGTTTGCCGCTTTAGTGTGGCTTGCTGTGAGGACTTTCTAATGGACGACTGGCAACAGCAACGCGAATGCGAGGAACGCCGGTACTACACCGAGCCGGTCATCCTCACTTGGACGCAAGCCGATATCGACCGCCACAACGAACTGCGGCGCGAACTTAAACAAATGATTGAGGAAAGCAAATGTCAGACCTTCTAAAAATTAATGTCAACGACCATGTTGAAAAGAAAGGCAACCTGTCTTACCTGTCATGGGCGTGGGCATGGGCTGAAGTGCTGAAGATTGACCCATCTGCGCGATGGACAGCGCACGAGTGGGATAACAGTCCCGTCATGTACCTGCGGAACGGCACGGCGATGGTTAAGGTCAGCGTTGAAATTAAGGGCAACGACAAAACCTGCATCCTCCCTGTCATGGACAACAGGAACCGCGCCATCGTTGACCCTGATGCGTTTGCCGTGAACACCGCCACCATGCGTTGCCTTACAAAAGCGATTGCGATGCACGGTTTGGCTCTCTACATTTTTGCCGGTGAAGATTTGCCCGAGGGCGAGAAAGCCGAACCTAACCCCGAGGTGTTGGCGCAGATTGCGTCGGCGGCTGATGCTGCTGCGCTCGTTGCCCTCTTCAAGTCGCTTGACCCCGCCATCCGCGCAGCGCACATGGATGCGTTCAGCGCACGCAAAAGGGAGTTGGGCAACGGGGGTACGACATGAGCAAACATCAAGGGGAACGGTGTTGCGGAAGTTGCATTTTTTATGTTGAGAAAAAAGACGACGAAGGATTTTGCGCGTTTGCTTGGCCGCCATACATAAAAGCAAAGCAACGACCCGTAAGCGCATACGACCGTTGTGATTTGTACGAAGAATTACCGGATGGACAAGTTCCATTGACAGCATCATTTATTGAAAAGGTATTAAAAATATGATGGAACAGCGTACAGACGACTGGTTTGCGGCACGGCTTGGCAAGGTCACAGCCTCCCGCGTTGCGGATGTCATCGCCAAAACCAAGACCGGCTATGGCGCAGGTCGTGCTAATTACGCGGCTGACCTTGTGGTGGAGCGGCTGACCGGGCAGAAGGCATCCTCGTTCACTAACGCCGCGATGGAGTGGGGGACGGAGCAGGAGCCGAACGCCAAAGCCGCCTACGCCGCCAAGACCGGGATACTGGTCGAGGATGTCGGCTTCATTGACCACCCGACCGTTGCGATGTCTGGTGCCAGCCCTGACGGGTTGGCCGAGGATGGGCTGGTGGAAATCAAATGCCCGAACACCGCTACTCATCTGGAATACATCTTCGACGGCAAGCCGCCGCAAAAGTATGTGACGCAGATGCAATGGCAGATGGCGTGTGCCGGTAAGCCGTGGTGCGATTTCGTGTCATTCGACCCGCGCCTGCCCGAGCGGTTGCAACTGTTAGTCGTGCGCGTTCTGCGTGATGACGACTACATCAAGATGCTTGAGCAGGAAGTGACTACTTTCCTGCAAGAGTTGGACGACAAACTTAACAAACTGGAAAAGGTGACCCTGTGAACAAGCAGTATGACAACAACAACCGTGGCGTTTTGTTTAAGAACGATAAGCGCGGCAACGAAAAAGCCCCCGATTATCGCGGCTCTGCCGTTCTTAACAATATCGACCTCAACATCAGCGCGTGGATTAAGCGCAGCAGTAAAACCGGCGATGCCTTCATGTCCCTCAAGTTCGAGCCGAAGCAGGCTGCGCGTCCTAAAACGATGGCAGAGCAAAACCCCGAGAAGTTTAACGACGATGAGGATTTGCCGTTTTGAAAATCTTCATCGGATACGATAGCCGCGAGGACATCGCATACGAGGTGGCTCGTGCGTCCATTCTGGAACACATGGAGGCAGAGGTTGTCGCGCTTCGACTAGATGACCTCCGTGAGATGGGGATGTACTGGCGCGAACCAGACCCGTTCTCATCCACGGAGTTTAGTTTTAGCCGGTTCCTTGTGCCTGCGCTCTGCAACTTTAGGGGCAATGCCTTGTTCATGGACTGTGACTTTCTGGTACGGCACAGCCTGAAACCGTTGCTCGACTTCAACAATCCCGATGTTGCCGTGTGGTGTGTCCAGCACGACTACAAACCCACATCTCTGACAAAGATGGACGGGCAGGTACAACGCCAATACCCGCGCAAAAACTGGTCGTCGTTTATGTGGTTCAATTGCAGCCATCCGTCAATGGGTGGGCTGACACCCGAAATCGTGAACAGCGAAACCGGGATGTACCTGCATCGGTTCATGTGGGTAAACGACCGGCACATTGGTGCGTTGCCGCCGACCTTCAATTACTTAGAGGGCTGGCACACACGGGCGCAGGTTCCTGACCCGACCTGCGTGCATTTCACCGAGGGTGGCCCGTGGTTCGATGAATACCAGAATGTCGAATACGCCTACGAATGGAAGCAATGGGCTGGACGGGTGAGGGCATCCGAGCGATGAAACGCATCTTCCCGCGAGGCACTAGACCGGACGCTATGGCATCTGTCGTGGCGCGGATGGTGTCTAACCTTGACCCGCTCAAGACATGGGCGGTCGAGGTTACGGAGTGGAAGAAGCCGCGCACCGCCCAACAAAACAAATTCCTGTGGGGTGTTTGTTATCCCTGCATTTTAGAGGGCGGTGGCGAGGCGTTGCGCGGATGGACACGCGATGACCTGCACGATTACTTTCTGGGCGAGTGCTTCGGATGGGAAACGCTGGAGGGGTTTGGCAGGAAGCGCCTGCGACCGCTCAAGCGTTCCTCTGCGCTCGACAAACAAGAGTTCAGCGATTACTTGCTGTTTCTTGAAACAAAGTGTCTTGATATGGGCATCGTGATACCGGAGCCGTCGTATGAAACTGCGTAAGGAAGCCCGAGGGCGAGGCTGCATGGTGCGTATCCCCGAGGTCTGCAATCACAACTCCGAGACAACCGTGCTGGCGCACTACAGGCTTGCCGGAGTCTCCGGCATAGGCATGAAGTCGCCCGACATCCTTGGAGCATGGGCCTGTAGCGCGTGCCACGATGCTATCGACCGTCGAGCGCATACCGACCTTGACCGCGACTATGTGCGCCTGCTGCACCTTGAGGGCATGGCGCGAACCCTCGCGCAACTTAACCGAGAGGGACTACTGTGACCTTTATGGTAGACACGCCGTACACCCCGGCGTACATCCGCAACGAATTCCTATATGACCACCAGACGGGCAGCGGGGAGTTTACCCCCTGCACTATCTTCGGGTTTCGCGCCGAACCTGCACGGGTACCCATGTTTAGCGTTATGGCGGCTTGTGGGGCGCAATGGGCGAGGGTGCCTATCCATGCCCTTGTCAGCAAGCCATGCCCTCCAATGGCTTTAGAACTCGCCTGCTGGTGGGACTCCTTTAGCCGCCACGCCGAGGTGCGGGAGATGGAATTCCTGCGGGGTCACCGCGTCCGCGCCCGTGGCAGGGACGGAGTGTGGAGGCCGGGGGTGTATGTGTTCTCTGTGTTTTGGCACAACGGTGGATGGTCGGAGGTCAGCGACCAGAGCAAAGACCATCACATTGTCCGGCTGGAGGCTGGGCCGCTTATCGCCTACCCCAACAACAAACTGCATTGGGTTGACCCAAGCCACCTGTCGGGCGACCCGCCGCGAGATTGGAAATCACCGTCACAGTCCTACAGCGTGGAGGCACTATGGTCAGATGGTTCGTCAACTGGTTCCGCAACCTAAAGGCACGCAGACACCACGAATGGAGCCGCGTGCCAAAGCCTAACTGGGCGTGCAGCCGAGGCTATCGAGACACTTGGTAGGGATTAATTCTGCTCACCTGTAGTTTAACTGGCAAAACTCCGGGTTTTGACCCCGGCAATCCTCGTTCGAACCGAGGCAGGTGATTAAACCCTACGCTCGAAGTGCGGCACATCCTTGAACGACTTCCAGAACCCGCCCCATTGGTTCTTGGGGTCGAGGCTCTGCCAGTATTCACCAACCGGCGTTAGAGCCGGGATGTCGTAGGTCAGTTTGCCGTCCTTGAAGAAGTTAAGGTCGATGGCGCACCGCTTGAGGTGGATGCTGTTCATCGTCTTGCTACGCCCAGTCTTGACATAGATGGCCTGCTGTTCCGGGGTACGGGCAAGTTCACCGCCCGTCACCACAAAGCCCAACTCCGTCGCCTTGTTGATGAGTTTGGCGACATCCAGCAGGAACGCTGCTTGTTCTTTTACAAGGCTCATTTCATGGCTTCCTTAAGTGCGTCGGTCTTGTCCTTGCTCGACTGGCTGGAACCGAAGTAGTACGAGACAACCTGCGTAGCGACCGCAGACAGCACGCCCAAAATGTAGATGAGGATGTCCTTGCGGCTAGGGTCAATCGGACTTGCTTGGAACAGCACGATGCCAAAGAGCGTAAAGGTGATGCCAAGCAAACCAAGCGCCAGAATCGGCGTGATGAGTTTGTTCAGCAGCGGTGCCTTGTCGGAGGTGACAATCTGCGTCTCGCGCACCCGCGCATCGTTGGTGTCCTTCAGGCGCATCTCAAGTTCAGCGAGGTCAAGTTTGTCTTCTTCCAGACGCAACTTGAGCAGTTCTTCCTCATGCTCCATCTGGGCAATCTGCACCCGCGCCAAGTCTTCGGGGGACATATCGGGCTTAAGTTCAACGCCCAACTTCTCCTCGACCACCTTCTTGCCCTTTGCCATGACGGCGTTGGCGACGAGGTTAAGCCCGTTGCCAAGCAACGGCGTAATAATGGCTTGTAGCGCGGCAGGTATCATTTGGAAGCCCTCACAACATCTTCACCCTTGGTCACGGTCACATGGTCGCCCTCGACATCAACCCGCATGGGCTGTTCCTTACGGTCAAGTTTGTCCAACTTGCCAATGAGTTCCTTGATGACCGCAAACTCCGGCTTCTCTTCCTTGACCGTAGCACCGGCAATGCCGTTGAGCATGGAGATGAGCGCAGTCAGCGAGGCACCCAGCAGGCCCATCACCGCAGCAATCTTGTCGGCATCCAGCGCAAGGCTGGACAGTACGCCGATGATGACGATGACCGTGATGTACTTGAGACCATCCTTGCCGATGGCCTTGCCTGCCACATCCTTTGCGGTGCTGTTGGCCTCCAGCCGTCTCATCTCGGCTTCGATTTGAACCTTCAGCAAGTCAATATCTTCACTCACTTAATGGACTCCAGAAACATCATCGTCACCGTGCCAAACGCGGTCAGCAGGATGACGATAATCGCCCCGCCAACCCGCATCAGAAGGTTCTCCAGACGCTTTAGCCGCGCATGGATGGCTTCGTAGCGCACCGCGCAGACATCAATGTGACTCGTCACGGTCACCTCAAGGTCTTGTACCGTGGTCACGGCTCCCCGTCCTTCGGCACCTGCGCCTCTACCTGCGCTTTTAACTTCGCCCAGAGCGGATAACCGCCTTGGCTCGTCGGGAGCGAACCCAGCAGGTTCACGATGGCGACGGCTTCTTCCAAAGTCACTTCAAGTTTGGCTTCCATCAGACGCTCCACGGCAGCGGCGGCGAGACGACCGGCGGGTTAATCTGATTGTCAATCTGCTGCTGCACCGCAGCCTCTGTAGCGTCCTTGTCCACGCCGTTGGCCCAGACCCAGCCGAGCACTTGGTCGAGCGTGAGGTCAGCGTAGGGGGTGAAGGACTTGTCCTTCTGAAACGGCACGGAGCAGGTTGAGTAGACGCTTCCGTTGTAGTCTCCGTCCACGCCGTTGCAAGACCAATGAACGATGAAAACGACATCGGTATCGCCGTCCTCTTGCGGGAGGCAGTCAAGTTGCGAGATTTTCCAAGTGATAGTGGTCATTTATTTAGTCTCCAATGCGGCGAACTTCGCCTCAAGTTGTTCGATACGGGCCATTGCTTCTTGCAGGGCTTTGATAGCGGCGTGGTACATATCGGTCGTGTACACGGTCTTAAACGGCACACCGTCCTCTGGGGTCTCGCCAAACCCATCAATGTCTACAAACTCCGGCGCGACCGACTCTACCTGCTGCGCGATAACGCCGATGTTGTCATCGTCGTGCGTCTGGTCGCGGTACTTGAACTTGACGATTTCAATTGCCTTGAACTTGTCCCACATAGAGCCAAGCGGAACAATATTTTTCTTCGTGCGCTCATCGGACAGGTTGACATTGTTGGCGCTGTAGTTTGCCAAGCCGCCGTTATTGCGAATTGTTGCGCGTTCGCCGCCCGTGTCACTAAGCGAAATTCCGGAGTTAGTATTGTTTGGCGCTGCTGCTGAATATCCAACGCTGATACCCCAAGGGGTAGTTGCCGATGAATTTGTAAATGTGCAAGTCCAATCACTTGTATTAGATTTTACAAAACGGTGATAACCGTTGTCCGAAGTTGTCCCAACAAGTAGGTTACCCCCGCTCGTGATGCGGGCGCGTTCGGTGCCGTTGGTGCCAAACGCCATGATGCCGCTAACTTCGTTAAATATTTGCAACTCTGTGCCAATTTGGTAGAGGTAACTTTTTCTCGTCCCGGCATGACTAAGTTCAAAAAGAGCCTGAGTATTACCGTTTATATTTAGCGTTCCACGGTCAGCCGTGCTACTCAGCGTCATCGCCTGCGTGAACGAGATGGCGTTGCCTGCGGTGCCGGAGGCTGCGTTGTACCACTTGTGAGCGCCATCTTGGGTATATAAATTCGCCGTTGCGCTGGCTTTGTATGCCCATTGATTGCTGGTGTTGTACACGCCGTTCCACACCATGTTGACATCACTGCTTGAGCCGTAAACAGCCCCGCCTGAAATGTCAAAAGCCTTAATTCCAAAACTGGAACTCCACGCCGACGGCGTCACGCCCAGACCGAGGTTGCCGCCAGAATTGGTCAAGCACATAACTTGCGTGCTGCCATTCATAAACAAAAAATCGCCGCTTGTTGCGTTTTCTCGGCCAATATCCCAATACGCACTTAATACAGAAGATGAACCAATCCGAATTGACGGCGTAGCGGAAGTTCCAACAACGTGCAGTTTATTTGCAGGCGAACTCGTCCCGATGCCGAGGCCCGTCGAGGTGAGGCGCATGCCTTCTGATGCTTCTGCACCAAAAGACAAATATCCGTTGCCAAGCCGCAGATAGTTTGACCCACCGCCGGAATTGTTTAAAAGTTGAAGTTCGTTGACGCTTGTGTTTGATTTAATAGTAAGAACAGCAGAATTGTCGCTAAAACGCGGAAATCTAATTTCTGCTCCGGGCGTAGCACCAACCTGCAAATTTGTCCCATCAAAGGTCAGCGCACTCCCACTCGTCGCCACCTTGCTGCCGTTCAAGTACAACACGCCGTTGGCGGTGCCGCCGTTGAGCGTGAGGTTGCCGCCTATCGTGGTTGCGCCCGTGATAGCCGCCACACCGCCTACAGACAGCGCAGAGGCAATGGAGACATTGGCACTAAAGCCAGCGTTGCCGACAAAGGTCGAAACACCGCCGACATACAACGACGATGCAATCGACACATTGGCAAACCGCGCATCACCCGCGCTGTTCAGTTGCGAGACGACTTGGAAGCGCGTGCCGTCATAGACGACTACCACCACCTCACCGCTCTTGATGTCACCCGCAGCAAGGGCCACAGACCCGTCACGGGTCACAGCCTTTGCACCCAGCGAGTCGATGTTGAGCGTCACCGCGCCCGTGTTATCGCCCGTGGCGACGAAATAGAACATCTGTCCGGCAGCGTAGGCGGCAACCACAGGCGCACCCACAGCCGTGATGGTGTCCGTCCCAGAGACGCTTGTAAGCAGTTTGGTGACAGTAGACTGCACCTGCGACAAGTTCGCAGAGTCCGTGGCGGCAGAGCCGACCCCAAGCCCCGTGAACTTGTAGGTGGACATCGGGATGTTGGCGGTGACCGTCGTCTGACCGTCCTTCGTGATGACGGTCGAGAGGCCGGTGGCAAGGTCAGCCGTCAGGGCGTTAAACGCCGT